GCCGCACACCCTAGCGTTGCCGTACACCATAACGTTGTCGCACACCCAAGCGTTGTCGCACACCCAAGCGTCGCCATCTTGCGCTAAGTTATCTTCTTTTTCCACATATCCACCAAGTTCACCAGCTTCAACACTTCCAAAGCTAATTAAAGCCTTAATCCTAAATAATTTCTTGCCCCATTGTTCTATAAACTCTGCTGTCAACTCATACTTTTTCATAGTTACCGCTCCTTTAAACTTTAGCTAAATCACCTTGACGACATGCTGACCGTTTTGGTACTACATCAGGCACTAACGGATGATATTTACAACACCGCTCACGATCAGCAACCACATAAGTAAATCCGCTTTCTTTGTCTACTCTCAAAAACGGTTGATGTCCGCTGTATGGGCAATCAACAGTGTTAATACATTCAGCGCATTTTCGTTCGACGTCTGCGATAAAGCTGATATCGTTGTAATTACGCTTTATAAAGCTATCGTCAGCATCAGGGAAAATCCTCTTTGCTGCAGCTCTAACTTTCTCACTTATTGGCTGCCGTAGTTCGCCAAATGTTTTTCCGGCAGCAAGATCAGCAAAGAGCTTCTTTACAAACTTATTTGCCGCTTTAGAATTACGCTCAATAGCTTTCTTTTCTGCGCCAATTTTATTCTGCCGGACTTATAGACAGCGCTGTATTGATGTCGAACCACGTTGCCCAGCGTGTATTGTTATTAGCCACCCACTCAACAGCTTCCGCCCAATCATTGACCTGTGTATACTTGTATTGTTCCAACGTTTTAGCCATAAAGTTTTCCCGCTGCACATCATTCATCGGTGGTGGAGTTAAGCCAGCTGCTCGCCATACCACAAACGCAGCCTCTATATCGCCTATATCAAGCATTCAAATACCTCACCATGCCCATTCTTTTTTCTGCTCTGTAACACGTATCTCATCTTCCCAACGCCTGTCCTGCAAGAAGGTTTCAGGGTATGGAATATAAGCCCCGTTGTTCTCTTTCCAACGGCTTGTTTGTTTATACTGCTCAACAGCAGCTATGATTTTTTCGTACAGCTCCACACAAGGATCAACCAGCTTGTTCCACTCGATTTTAGCTACAGGCTTTTTTACCTTCACTGGGTATGCTTCCCAAAATCGGGCAAAATATTCTTCCCGCTCACAATCAGGCGCTTCTTGTTTCTTTTCGTTTTGTTTATTATTAATAATATTATTTATATATACTTTCTTCTCCGCGCGAGATTGTGTTACAGGTTGTGTATCAGTTTGTGTTCGGTATACGATACACAAATCAAATATCTGATAAAAACCTGATCGACTACCTTTGCCGCCCTGGTATGAAATCAGCCCCATCTGAATTAGAGTATTCCTATGCCTACTTAATTCAGTCCGAGAAATTCCACACACCGATTGCAGCATCGTGCTGGACACGGTAAACTCTTTTTGCCAGCCGCCTAAATTGTTAAAGTGCAATAATGCCATATACAAATCAGCAGCTCGGCTATTAAGTTGGTTGAGTAACCGCCAGTTCCAAAACGCATTCATCTGTGCAACGTAGTTCATAATAATCCTTTTTATTTTCGATAGTATTTGCGCTGTTATGAATCCACTTTAGAAGCACGCTGACTTTGGCTTCATCCCCATCTAGATCATCCATTTCTTTCAGATTCTCTAAAATAGCCTCTGCTTCATATCTAATCGAATATACTAAATCATCAAAATTATCCATGCTTGCAATCCTCCAATTCTTTTGCTAAAATGAAGGTGGACGCTAAACTTCGTAAAATTTACAGTCCACCTGAGCTATCGAAGCTGCTGCTTCGGTAGCTCTTTTTCTTTTGCTTTATCATAATCGCTCCTCCTAAACTAAATCAGATACTTCACAGTTCATTGCTGCTGCAATTTTCCTGAGTGTGGATAATGTCACGTCTTTACCATTTTCAATATCACGTAAATTCTTGTACCAAACACCACTGGCTTTAGCGACTTGATACCTTGACAATCCTTTTTGTTCACGAATTTGTTTAATAATGTATCCTACTAAATTCGCGCACACTACGGCTGCATGAAATTCGTCTAAATGTGAACCTCTCCCACTTAAAATTATTTCGTAATTTTTGAAGTGGGAGCTTCTTCTTGGGAAGTAGTTGCTTTTGTTAGCCAACTATATTTACCAAGCTATCCCCGTAGTTCCTACGGTTCTTTTTATTTTTAGACTGCTTGTTTTATTCTTAGACCTTCAGTCAATATATTTTTAGCTGCGTTTATATCTCTATCGTGATGAGTATGACAAACTGAACAAGTCCACTCTCTTACATCAAGAGTTTTCTTGCCATCTTTATAACCACATACAGAGCATATTTGACTTGATGGATAAAAAACATTCGTCGCTGATCAAATCGCCTGTTGCTTCCCTTCTTATTCCCACAACGACAACACTGTCGTTTTCTTTAGCTAATATCCGGGCTGCTTCTTGAGCGTTCATATTATCCCCCCTAAATCAATTCTAAAATCGCTTGTAATTCGACTTCTGTATTATATTTTTTTACGTCATCTTTAATGGTAAAACGGTCTTTAAACCATAAAGTTAAAAAGCAACTCATTGTAAAAAAGCGAACGAAAAACGCGCCATAATTTTTTAAATAAAGTTGATGAAAACCAAACCAGCCGAAAAATGACCATAGATATAAAGCTCTATCTAAATCAATGCTTTTTTTTGCAACTTTCATCCTGAATTTTGTTTTCCCTGTTTCTGATAACTTTTCGTATTGGTCGTTAATAAATTCCTCTTTCGTTGAATAATCCATAGGTTGTAGCATAGTGTTTTACCCCTTTCTTTTTACAAAAATTCTGAAACTAATTCATACCCTTCGTGATTCTCGTTAAAGCATACCTTATTATTCAATTCTTTGGGTACGTCTTTTAATACGATACTTGCCCTAATGCCTAAATACCTTACTGCCGGGTTAACCTCTTTGAATACTCCTTTAGCTAGATTCCTAGCCTCACTGTAGTTGTAGGCAAAGGCTATAACTATTCCCAGCTCGGGAAACTCTTTGCTAGAACACTTGAAAGCCCTAACTTTTTCATACTGCTTTATCATATTAGCCATTCTACAGTCCACCTAACCAGCCGCGCCATATAGGATATTCTATCAACACTTCGGCAAGTCCGGCACTTAATTTAACCGCAAAAGTCACTAATCTAGCGGCGGCAGCAACTTTAATTATTGTTTTCCACTCAAACAAATTATCAACTCCTATCTTTACTTATATTATAGCCCCCCTCTGTTTTGTTTGTCAATAGGGTAATAAAAAATATAGTCCCTGTTAGAAGCTGGTAGGCAGAAAAACCCCTAACAGCACACAGTATTACTACTGTCTACTGAAAAGAGGTTTTTGCGATTGCGTCCCCGCCGTCGCTGTATAGTTGAATTGCTAGCCATTTCATAGCGTCCCCAACGTCCCACGCTCCATGACTTACCCCCGCGCACTCTGCGCCCGTTGCCGCCAGCCGTATATTTTATAGACTATGCCTGTCTAAAGGTATATACACCATACCAGAGTAGGTTGACCTCTGCCAACTTCCCCCCCGCATAAAGCCCACTACAGCTAAAGCGGCTAATAGTTTTTGCAATCAAAAAACTACTAGGGGCAACGACTTTATAAACTTGGCTCGTTGCAGCACCAACCATTTTTTATACACAGGTGGGGTTATTCTGTGTCATTCCTATAGAGGTAAGGAATTTTTTCTATATTTAGTTAAAATCTAGTGTCAGCATTTACTTTTTTATATTGACATTACTTTAAAATTTAGATATAATTTCTATATAGGCGTAACAAAAGGGATTCATAACCTTTATAGGTTATAAGTTGATATTAGTGTCGGCATACATTTTTATTGACATTGTTTCTTTTCTTACGTTTGCGTATGAGGTAGCAGCTCTGAAAAGAGTTGCTACTTTTTTATTTTAACCTCATTTTGATAAATTTGTCTAGTTGTGGATAATGTGGGTAACTCTGTGTATAAACTATATATAGTATTTAAACCGGAGTATTAGCCTATAAAAACACAAGATATAGTAAAAATAAAAGTTGTAAAAATTTTTAGCTTGATTTTTTTAGCCGTGCCGTTTATAATAATTCTGTAATTACAGATGCGTTAGGGGGGGCAATGCCTGTTCTCGAACGAATCAAAAGCCGCTCCCCGATAGTTCCTAACGTCGTGAATAACAAGAACATCACAAGCGCATATTTTCTTTTTCAAAATAAGTATTCTTTCTGTATGATTTGTTTAAAAAATCTTAGTAGGTTATCCCTAGAATGCAGCTATACATTCTAGGGATTTTTTCTTTTTATTTTTTCAAAATTCACTTGACACCTTCTTGTATTCGCTTTATAATGAGAATAAAGGGGGGCTATAAATGAGGTTTGTGTTAATGGCGTTAGGGACTGGTGTTGTTGCCGCAACAGCGGTATTCGACACATTTAGTCAGATATTAAATTTACTTTTTATCACGGTCAGCAATCAGCGACATTGCTTACTGAATTTACTTTACTTTATAAGCGCAGTTCTTGCGCTGCTGGTGATTTTGAAATGAGGGTCATATTAAATCCTTTAATGCCGAATAAAGACGGTTACTTGATGCCTGTAAAGCCGTCACAAGTCTATCATTGCGATAACATAAATCAATTTGTTACGCAAGTTGTTAAATCCGGCTCGCTCAATACTGAATATGTTGATTTGTGCAACATAGTTGGCTATTCAGAAGAAAAGGCGGATGTTAAAACATTAGTCGAGATTTTGAAAGACTTATTTTTTGAAAAACATCTAGCTTTAACAGCGGATTTTGACGAATAAAAAAAACGCCTGCACAAGACGCACAGACGTAAAAAAGGAGTAAGCCGCTACACATAAATAATATAACTAAATATGTGCTTAATCAAACTTAAAGGATTACTAATGAGAAAGAAGGGCAAAGCTATGCAGATTAAATTCCCATTACTGAACGCAGAAGATATAGAGATACGCGTTAACCGTATCATTAAGTGCTATGCCGAGAATGCACAAGGCGAACGTGTTGAATATTATAAAGCAGATTTACTGCTTTTTAAAGACGCTCGTGTTGACATGTATTATTTAGATAGATACGTCGGGGCGGATAGCTGGCAAAGAACGCACAGGGCAGAAGGAAACGACTTCATCTGCGGAATATCCATAAAAAATGAAGCTGGAGAATGGATAACTAAAGAAGATGTAGGCGAATTATCCAACGTTTCGGCGAATAAGGGGCGCGCTTCCGACGCCTTTAAACGTGCTGCTACTAATTGGGGTATAGGGCGGGAATTATACAGTTCCCCCAAAATTCAGCTCATACTAAAAAAATATGAAACGTATATCAACAATCGAACGAAAAATGTAGCCTTAAGCAATGATGTTTCTTTTTTCGTTTCAGAAATTGAATACGACGAAAAAAAGCGTATCATTAAAGCTCTTGTGATTAAAGACGGGAACGGTAACTATCGTTTCGCCTACCCAGACGGCAAGCGCAACGAGATACAGAAACGAATTGAAGCAGCGCAGCAAGTCGGCGCATTAGTTGCCGCCAGCGTCGAAAAAGGCAAAGAAAAGCCTTTGCCTGAAATCATCCCAGTTAAGCGGGAACGGGCAGAGGAAGCACCGCCCGCTATTAAGCCCAAAAATATGCCGCCACCTAAAGACGACGATACACGGAATATGTGTATCATGTGCGGTGTCGGCATAAGCAAAGCCGTAGCAGCTATATCTAACCATAAAGTTCAGCAGACAGTTTGTTTGCAATGTCGAGAAAAAATATTGAAAGGCAGGTATAAAAAGTGAATTTAAAAGGTATCATTTCAGGTGTCGTTTGCGAAAAATGCGGGGCAGTAAAGCTGTTCCCATTTTCAACAAAAGGTCAGACAAAAATCAAAGCCCGGTCTTTAGGCTGGACTATTTCTAAACAAAAGCAAGTCGGTACTGAATGGCGTTCTGTCTGTAAATGTCCCGATTGCGTGAATAACGGTTAAGAAAAAGCCCCTAGCGTGTCACACAATCGACGCTAGGGGCTTTTAATTTTATCTTGCTTATGTTTCCTTGTGTTGATGTTGTGAACGGCTTATAACTTAAATTTGACGTTCTCGCACTTTAAAACCTTTACATTCTACTATTGCCGCCGAATTTACTTTCTTATTGCTGACGCTGCTATTAATATACCGCCCTTTCACTGCTGACCACGCCAGCATATATTTATCAACAGCAGGTGTAACCTTCGTTGCTGCTTTTTTTGTGATCAGCCTTAATTTACTGTAGCGTCCTTCGTGTGCAGTGATAAAGCCGATATGCGGCGGTACTTCGTCGAGTAGCCCCAGCTTTTCAAGCTGCTTGAACGTGTCTGACGGCATAACGTAGTAGTTAACATCACCCACCAAGTTATGTCCGTTAGGGCTTTTAAAATCGCTTACAGTACTTTTTATCTCGAAACAAATAGTAATTAATTCAGTAGGTAAATCAAAAGTCTTAAAGGTCTTTATAACGTCGCCTCTGTAGTTCTTTTTTTTACAAGTTATATAATGTTCTTCCGGATTAGTTATACCGTAGGTTATAGGCGGCAGCAGAAAGCTTTCACAAACTTTTATACAATCTACCTTCCCGGCTTCACTCAATCCGTTTAAAACGGCTATTTCATACGCGGTTAATATTCCGCGTGCTGTAGCAATTCTAACCCCGTCAATCTTTGACGGGGTATATTCTTTTAAAATTCAACTGAAAAAATCTTGTCTGCACGTTTATATTTGTTTACCGCGTCCCGTGCTTGCTTGAAGCGGTTGTACGCGGATTGTTGCAGCAAGGCGGATTTTAATAAAATGCTTTCAAAGTCGCCTACCGTTAACGTTACTAGCTCATATTCTCCCGCTTCATTTTTCGCCCTAAAAAGGTTATCGCCTTTCATTTTTGCGACTTCATGCGCCGAATTAAATTTAATAATGTTGTCCGTGTCCCTGTCAATGTAGTAAGTCTTACCGTTGACTTCGTATTTTGTGGGGGCTATTAATTCGGACTGATATTCTTGATATAGCTGGCTAATGCGTATAGCTCGGGCTTCATCCGTACTGTAATTTAATTCTAATTTTAATATATTTAACGCGCTACACTGTTCATCTGTCAATGTGTTTGGAAGTGATACATTCGGCATAGCTCGCCGCAACGCGTTAATGCTGGTGTAGTCAGTCCCTTGGTATCTGTATACTGTTTTTTTATCCATTTTCAAACCCCTTTCTTAACCGCTATACGGCAGGACTACTGTGTCGCATACCTGAATTGAAAAGCTGCCTGTATCATCGACTACGGCTATAACGTTAATGATATTATTCGCGTTAGCCGTTAAAGTCGGCGCAACACCTTTCGGGTAGTAGACTGCGCTACCCGTCGGGAACGTCCAAGTTACCGCCGGAACAGTAGCACTCACAGGTAACCAAAAGGTTAACGTCTTACACATATAAGGCACACTTCCTACGGTCGCTTTGAAGTTCATGTTTGAAAAATTCATATTTAAGCTCGACGGGTTATTGATCGAACAGTTAATCAGATAGCAATTTGCTGCTGATTGATAGTTAATGGTGTTCCCTGTGTTCGGCGTTGCGTAGTAAGTATTTTCCGCGGTACCTGTAAAGTAAAGGCAGCTTTCATTGTTCCCAGCTCGAATAACGCCGTTAGACGTGCCAGTATTTAACGTTGAGCCAACCGTTAAGCCCTGTGATATATAAAAGTTACCATTGCTATCAATGCTGCTTGTGTTGCTGGCTAGGTTGTTCGGCGTGAATAGTATCTGCCCATCACTGTCTGTCTTTATAGTTACATTATTGTTATTTCTGTCAACTTCTAATATCTTAAAGTTTCCAACTTGCAAGGCTGCATTTTTCGTATAGCTGATAGCAGAATTATTCTGTAAAGAAAATATACTGTAGTCAGTGCTAATGGCTTCTGCTTGATTTGAAAGCCGCATACCTGCCGTGTTATTGGCTGCCTCGGGGTAAAAACCTATGATTTTGCTTGTACCGCCGCCACCTACTCTTAAACCACTTGAAGTGCTATACTTTAGAATACTATTAGCTAAAAAGTCAAGTGTAGCCGTCGTTGCAGTGCCGCCTATTGTGGCAACTGCTGCTGTGCCAACATTGAAAAAGTGCCCCAGTCCTTCTGTGGCTGTATAATACATTGCTCCGGTAGTAGTGGAATTTATCTTTGCTTGCGTTGTTGCGCTATTAGGCTTCGTGCCTAATATGATAGTTCCACCAATGCCAGCAAGTGCGCCGTCCCTCACTGTTATAGGTCTATTAAATGTGTTCTTTCCTGTAAAGTAGTTATCTCCAGCCGCCGTGACGTCGCCGCCACCAGCCCCGGCCACGCTGTCATCAACATACTTTTTGGTGACTGCCTGCGTGTCGGTAGTGGGAGTAGCAGACGGTAAGTAAATCGGTCCTGTAACCGTTCCGCCTGTCAGGGGTAAGAATTCACCTTGTCCAGCTTCTATCGTGATGTTCTGCGTTCCGTCGAACGGTACACCGTTAATAGTGCGGGCAGTTTCTAGTTTCGTAGCGGTTTCTGCATTACCTATCCACTTCGCAACGCCTTCATGAGTTACCGTTACGAAAGCTTTATTATTACTCGCTAAACTCATCTTTGAGGTGTCACTACGTATGCTAAGCACATCGTTGTTAGTTCCAATTCTAAATATATGAGGTTGATTTGTACTTACGTGATAAAATAGTCCACCTAATTCGTCTGTACTTATTCTCGTTTGTACTGGTTCATCTGCTGGAGAAATGCCCAAACTTATACTGCCACTGCTACCTGCCGCTGTGCCGTTTGATACAGCAATGTTTGCTCTGAAAGTATTTAAAGCTGTAAAGGTATTGGCTGAATTTAATTGAGCGTATCCACTTAAATCATGGTTGCCGCCTAGAGTATCCCATTGTGCGCCGGCCCATGCTACATTGTCCCCCGCTTTAATACCGTGGTCGGGGTCTGCCGTTTCAACGTTCCACACGTCGCCTACTTTCTGCCCTGTAGTCGGTAAATTGGCGTAGGTAGCAACGCTGCCTTTATATTGATATACCGTTGTTAATCCGAGTTGTTCCGCGGTTACTTTGTGCGGGTTATTAAAGTCAGCTTCATGTGTCGCAAGGTTGTTTGCCACAGTAGTTATTTTTTTGGTTAAGTCTGTTGTAGTTCCGTCAATATCTGCTTTTGTAGCCAGCTTATACCACTCTGACCAGCTGCTAACGGTAGCCGGGTCACTGTTTTTTACAATTTGCCCGAAACGATTATAAATCGCTCCTGTCGTTTCGCTCACCCATAACTGTTTACATACACTGTCATTATAATCGTTATCAACGTTTAAAAAGCCCGGGTTTGTTTCGGGCGCGTTAGGGTTATTAGACGCTTGTAAATACCAGCGATGAATATCAACTAATGTGTTTACATCTGTCGCTTCTGTCAAGTTGTTATAATAATTTAAGACGCTTAACTGTTCGATTTTTGTCAATGCGTCCTCTGCTTTTGTTAACGCATTTGTAGCGTCATTAGCTGCGCTGTTAGCGGCTTTTTGCGCTGCGTCAGCAGTATTTTGCGCAGCGTCAGCGGCTTTTTGCGCTGCGTCAGCGGCTTTTTGCGCTGCGTCAGCGGCTTTTTGCGCTGCTGCTGCGGCTGTAGCGGCAGCTGTTCCAATGCTTAAAGCATTGTTTGCAATACCCAATGCAGTATCAGCGGTTTGTTGCGCTGTTTGAGCCGCGGCAAGTGCATTATTCGCCGTTTCTAATGCTGCTAAAGCTATGTTATAAGCCTGTTGTGCTATTTTTAACGCTTCATCTGCGACTTGTTCCGTTGCATATGCTACGTTGCCTATATCGTTAATAGCGTCCTCTGTTTGTTGCTGAAAATATAACCCGGGCAGTGCGCCCTCTAACGGCAGATATTTGAATTTGTAGTATTCTCTGTTTAATATCTTGTTTTTTATATCACCTAATAACCTAGCATTTCTTATACGGGTTGAGTTGACTATATTGTTAATATCCATTTTTTCACCCCTTTGTTAATCGCTTATCAATGGTAGCCAGCGCACATACTCCGCGCCATCCACTAAATAGGTAGCACCTTTTGGTACTGGAAACGATATTGAACAGCTTCCCTGTCCATATTTACTTCTACCTGCGGTATACATTACTTCTAAACCGTTTATATAGCCAGTAATCCCAGTATTCGAATAACTTTTTGCAGTTATAATTCCGTCTGTTTTAGCAGTGCCACTTGATGAAACACTTGAATAACTGCCGAAATGTGTTGCCACAGGTTTGGGTATATTTCCAATGGATATGTCTATCTTATTTTGTACTTGTTCAGGTGTGATACCGCCTATATATGGCAAAAGCTCTTGCCAGTATGTTGTATCAATGCCCGGAGTTTTTAGCCCTGCCGACGTATCTACGCCATTAGCAAGAATGCACATATAAAGCTTGTTGTTGTGTTTCACTAAGCAGTTTGCAGAATACTGTAAAGTCGTCTTGTAAGTCATTAAACCGCCGCTTTGCTGCCAGTAGGCAAAAGCAGATAACATATAAAGAATACCGTTAAAGTCCGCCCGTGTCGGGGCTATGCCTCCTGCCTTAATTGGGACTTGCGTTATAGCAGGGAAGCCGTTCGTCTGTGACGCTAATCCCGTTGTTTCGTTATTCGTTGCAGGAATTATGTTTTTTGTCCCTTCGTTTGCAAAGGGTCTTTCAAATAAATACAATGGTTCTTGAACTACTGGTATAGCCATTTTAACACTTCCTTTTTTCTTTATTCTATAGATTGGGGTACGGGTCAAAGACGCCATTATTGAATGGTTGAAGCAGGCTGCCGTTAAAACCAAACGTATTATCGGTATCAATCATTACCAGCGACCAGCCTACGCCTGCGCCTACTATTAAATTCGCGCCTATCCTAAATACGGCAAGCTGAACATCTGTTAAATACATTGTGAATACGAAGCGAACGTGCATGGGATAGTTATTGTAAAACGTCCCGTCCTCTCTTTGCTTTTCGTCGATAACGTTGAATACAACGCCGCCCAGCTCCGGGAAAAGCTTGTTCAGCATATAGTTAAGCGTTGCAAGGCTTGCGTCGGTGATGTTAGCTAACGCTTTATAGTAAAGCAGTGAGCGGTATTCATCATCTTCTAACGTGAATTTTTTCCCGTTAATAGGGTCTGTTATCGTTCTGCCGATAACAAGGATTTCGCCCCATGTATCAAGCCCGACGCCATTAGCCGTCGCTATATTAAATATGTTATCATAAAAAACTAGCATATCTTTACTAGGGTCGATATTCGAGCGAAAATCATCTAAAATCTGATAAATAGTTGTGCTGCTACCGTATTGACTTTGGATATACGGTTGTAGTTCAACACGTATATTGTCGCACTCGCGCACATCTTCTTGCCCTCTAAAGTCCATTTTTACGCCCCCTTACTCTAGTACAGTAATCGTGATATTGCTTTCGCTCATTACTGGTATCTGATTAGCTGGAATATCAACGCTATCAGTCCATTCTGACCCGCTAGGGTATGATATCTCAATATTTTCAAGGTTATCTACACCGACGTCAATTATATCGGCGTAGAAGCGGCTTGCGTAAATCGTCTGTGCCATTTTCGCGCGTCCGTATTTATTTAATTCGCCGTTGAAGTTTTGAAGAACAACTTTTTTAATTTGTTCTTCGTAATTGGTCGGAAGCGTCGAAGTTTTCCTTATCTTTACAGACAGCGCGAATGTTGTTGTTGTCGGTATCTCAATGTAGTAAACGAATTCATTGCCTTTTTCATCTACATAAGCGATTTTTGTGTTTCCCGAAATTCCACAGCCGCCGTCAATTTTTTCGTGAATCGTTTTGGCTATACTCTCTATGTTCCCGCCATAGACGCTACAGTAAATGCTATGCGGGGGCAGTGTGACGCCGTAAAGCACTTTGTCCGTGTCACCGCGGTTTTCTAAAACCGATACGGCTACTACGTCGGAAAGGTTAGCTAGTGCGCCCTCAACCGCCGACGCTATGCCGTGGGCGTTCTGTGCTACGCTGGCACGTCTGCGCTGCTCAAATTCTGCCTGCGTTTCGCTGTTTCGTCCGGTGACGCCTGCGGCTAGATTTGTTATGCTGTCCCAGCCGGGAACAACGGTAACTATCTTCGTAAGCTGCCCTACGCCTATTTCAATAGCCCCACGCTGGCTACAGCGGAAAATAGCTGTAGCTGTTCCGTCCTCTCCTATGGTCGTTACTGTGACGTTCGTATATGTGTATCCCTTTTGGTCTTGGACTATAGCTCCATAGGGTATAACTGTGCCGTATGCGCCTTTGATGTTGCCCGTAACAAGGGTTGCTATGGCTATATGGCGTTCAATGAAGTAAATGCCTGCTAGTGCGTCCTGCCATATTCCAAGCGCGGTTTTTGGATTGAACATATTCGCAAGATAAAGAATCTCACTATCTTTCCTGTTAATTAATACCGCCTGTCCGTCAATGAGCTGCCCCGCTGGTGTTTCGGGGGCTGTGTCAAGCAATGGCTTATTGGGGTCTGTCGCGAATGCTTTTTGCCATTGAGTTACAAGGTTAGCCCGTATCGCCGCCGTTCCGCTTGATATAAGCCCCGTATCCGGGTTGAATGTTATCATTGTTAATCCCCCTTAATCGTTTAATCTAAATGGATTGATATGAAAAGCGATCATAGATTGCCCCGCAGTCCCCTTGAATTTCCAGCCTAAATAAATTCGCAGATAAAACCATTTGCAATATTTTTTTGTGTAAAATATGCTCCATGTTTTATTTAAAAATATTCGATTATCGTTAACGACAGCGATATAGCATTTGTCGTTTTCAGCATAGTTATAGTCAACGTATGTTTTTACCTTATCAGCTAATACATAACGCCCGCAAACCTCATAAGAAAAGCCATAAGCAGTATTTCTGTAAAGCCAAACATTTCGGCAAATATAACGCTGAATTTTTTCCCATACGGTAAAATTCGGGTCTAATATCTCTACGTATCCCGGCTTCATGGCGTATTTATTTTTGAATTCAGGGGTGTATTTATAATGCTTGTCAAAGTCATATCTAAACAGCTTCGGAACGCCGCTGTTAATTGTATGCGGTATGTCGATACAATTATCGTAAGTCTGCCACCAGCGCAGAGGATATGGAAGTTCTCCGTGTTCGTTTGAGAATAATATTACAACTGGATTAGTTACATAGCATATCAGCGTAAATATGATATCTAATATTAGATAAAAAATGTAAGTCATGTTTTCGCTCCTTAAAAATCAATTTGAACGTTTTCGCTTTCCAATACTGTCGCTTGCACTTCACCGCCCATGACACGCCCGCTTTCATCAAATGTTAAGTCAACTTCTGCTCCTGTTACTCCGTTCACGTTCAGAACGGTTTCACGTATGCGAGTTCGCAGGATAGGGGCGGCAATCGCCGGGGCTTTGCCCAGCTCGATTTCAAAATGTGGAATCCCGCGCGTTTGTGCTAAATAAGCGTCGTTTTTGAACAGCCTGACTGCGTTCGCCGCATTCTGTGCTATAGCATATGCGCCGGATACTAACGCTATCTGTCCGCTTGCGTCACTAAATATATCCCACTTGTCATTAAGGTATAGCGTACGCCCTATATCGCCGGGCGTAAAATACGGGTTCATTTCAATTCCATATTTACCTGTGACGTAAATAGGTTCTTGGATATTGGGCGGCTTTGGCGGTTTCGGTTTATCTTTAGCTTTAACTTCAATCTGATACGTATTATCAATATCTATTGAGCCTGTAAGTGGTTCAAACGTGTATATCTGCGTTATAGATTGTAAGTTAACTCCCACAACGCGCATTGTTTCACCTTTGATATAGCTGCTTTCATCAGATTTAGACGTAACATAACCTTTAATAGTCGGATATGCTTCGTCTGCTCTGTTTTGCGCTGCTGACGAAAAATCCGCTTCGTTTGGGCTGGACGTAACAAACGCTTTTAATTCAACAACTTCTGCCATGTTTACACCCCCTAACTTTTTCTAAAATAACTGGTTTCTTGTGTTTTAGAGTTTTTTTGTGACTTCTTATTCATTCTTTCGTATATTTTAGGCAAGCATTCTTTACATATATAATAAGTCTTATGATATGCGGGCATTTCAAAAGCCCACTCAATAGGCTTTATCTTACCGCACGAAGTACATTGATGTATCATTTTAGCAATTCCCCTTTTTTAGCGCAGCTTCAACCTCTTTGATATGTAACTGGTTTTCGTTTCGGATTTCTAAAACGGATAATTTAGTAATGCAATCTATACATATACCGAATTTGTTATTAAAGTAGTAGTAACCAGTAAGCAAAGGCTTATTGCAGCGGCAGCAAATTCTATCTATATCCATTTTATCACACCTTAACTTTTGATATTTAAATTAAATTAAATCAAGTAATATTAAGTAGTCTACGTCCGCATGAAAAACAGTATCTTCTAATATTGGCAAAAACCTATCATCTTGCACTGTTATTGTATATACAGTTTCAGCATACAAATTCACAGGAACGCCAACGGTAGAATTTACTTTTGTATAGAAAGTTAATTCTTCTGTTTTAAAATCTGATATCTTAAAGGTTACAGGCAGGTCTATAGTACCCGGCTGATAAATAGGGCATTTCAGATAAAAATTTATAGTTACTATAGTGGGAACGTCCCCCCCGAATCTGCAATCAATAATCTGCGAGTAAACATTAGCTTGTCAACTCCGTTTCAGTAAAGCTAAAATTTAATAAATTCTGCGGGTATAAATCGCCTACTTGTGCGCCGGGCTTTATTGCTACAATAAAAAACAAACAGCTATTTACAGAGGTTATTTTATTTGTAGAATTTATGGTAAGAGGATTGTTTGGCGATATCGCAGCGTATATATTACTTCCGTCTAAAGCCTGCAAGAGTGCTGTTTTATCTTGAAACAATACTGGTCTAACTTGGCTTTTCTGTGTTCCTATCGCGGATATAATAATCGTACTGGACTGATACCCCGCTGTTAATGTTCCGCTAGATATTTCAAAGCCTGCCTCTGTTCTTAAATATAACGGGAAGCCTATTAAATCTATCGTAACGTGCCAGAGGACACCCGCCTCCATAGGCGGGTGGTGAATGGCACTCTCCCTTGACTATTTTCTACTAAAACAATATAATATTAGTAGAAAATAACAAAGGAGGTGAAATCATGTACTTGACAGTTAAACAACAACTAAAACATCTGTCAAAAGAAGATTACGAGAATCTCCGAAGTCTTTGCCATACAGCAAAAGACCTTACAAATCAGGCGATTTACTGTTGTCGGCAATATTTTTTCAACGAACATAAACATCTCGGCTATGAGAAGGTTTATGCCGAACTCAAGTCTTGTGACAACTACAAATTGATTGCGGCAAATATGAGCCAACAGCTCCTCAAAGAAGTAGACGGTTCGTTTAAGTCGTTTTTCGGTCTGTTAAAACTGGTCAAAGAAAAGGGCTACCCTGCAAGTGCGGTAAAAATCCCTCACTACTTACCTAAAGATGGTTTTACGCCTCTTGTTGTACAGGAGTTTAGTATCCGTGACGGTATTTTCGTGCTGCCCTATTCTCGTAGCTACAACAAAGACCATTCGAAGGTGAAAATTAAAGTTCCCCCCATTTTGGAGGATAAGAAAGTCAAGGAAATTCGTATAATTCCCAAAAACAACGCTAGGTTCTTTGAAATCCAGTACACTTATGAAAGTACCGTGAAAATCAAGGAATTAGACAAATCAAAAGCACTGGCGATTGATCTGGGCGTGAATAACCTTGCTACCTGCGTTACATCCGAGGGAGATTCGTTCATCATTGACGGCAGACGTTTGAAGTCCATCAACCAGTGGTATAATAAACAGAACGCTCGACTACAATCCATCAAAGATAAGCAAAAGTTCGGCAAAGGCAGAACAGAACAACAAAAACGCATCCTTCGTAAACGGAATAATCGTGTTAATGATTATATTTCAAAAGCGGCGAAGATGATTGTGGAATACTGCCTCGCGCACAACATTGGCAATCTGGTTTGCGGGTACAATGTGACATTTCAACAGGAATCCAATCTTGGCAAAGTCAACAACCAGAATTTCGTAAACCTGCCATTCGGACAGTTCCGTGATAAGTTAACTTACCTGTGCGAGCTGAATGGAATCATATACACTGAACAGGAAGAAAGTTATACTTCCAAAGCGAGTTTTTGGGACGAAGACAAAATCCCTGTTTATAATGCTGATAACCCGCAACATCATACATTCAGTGGTCAGCGGATTCAACGTGGTCTGTATCGCACGGCAACGGGCAAGATACTGAATGCCGATGTGAACGGAGCGTTAAACATCTTACGCAAAAGTAGCGTTGTAGCCCTTTCGGGCTTATACAGTAGGGGCGAAGTGACTGCGCCTGTAAGAATAAGGATTGCCTAAGATTTATCTTAGGTGGAAACTTAATTATCAAACTTCTTACGAAGCCCCCGCTTCTGTAAGCGGGGGTAATTCACTTTTATAGCCTTAATATAAGCGTTTCCGCTTAACATCAACAGTTCATCCTCGCACTTTATTATAATCATTTTATCAGCTCCTACCCCTCTGTTAATACTGTTTCAACGTATTTCAACAAAAATCTATTTAATACGGTTTGTCCGAATTCTGCACCTTCCGGAATATTTGAGCGCACATAAAATAATGTATTTGTATCGCCGATATTCGCGAACTCTAACTTTTGACCCCACGTGTTCCCGTCTTTAGATAACTGTAACCATTCAGGGTTGCTGCCGATAACAGAAAGCGAAACGTTATAAACATTAGTCGTTAACGCCGCCCGCAGCGCATAGGCTACAATGTGTTCAAGCTCCCCTTTTTTATCTGTGTACTTCAAGATATCGCTTGTAGTGATTAGTGTTCCGTCTGTTCCGCCGGATGTAACACTGCCGTTATAAATGCTTAATTGCGCCATAAATAAGCCCCCTTTTATTTTTTATTTAACTATGTTATAATTTTAGCGTAGCATAGTCGTAAGCCCTTATATTTTTCATTCAACAAACCTCTGCAAAATTAGCGATCGGCAACGGTTGCTTTTTTTGCGTCCGGCTGCTATAATGTAGACATTCACAGTCAGCGGTGATTGCTGGTAACTAAAAGGGTCACAGAAGCGCAAATGCAACACACATTTGCGTTTTTCTGTTTTATATGATAAAATAAATACGGTACATATCAGTTTATCTCCCCAACGATAGGCTGGTATAGTAAAAAGCCCTGCGGGGCTTTTTATTTTTGTTTACATTATACCATATATGCGCTATAATAAATATGGTACAAAATTAAACCGCCTTTTTATCATGTGACGCAAAACAAGTTAAAAAGCAGCAGACAAAAGCAAAGTTAACGCTTTGCTTTTTCTGTTTTTATGCTATAATATTTATGGATACAAAATAGGAGTTTTAACTTAATCCGCCAGAAGACTCCCACCTCTAAAGACTCTATAACTCATCTTGAAAATCATCACTGCTTGCCATATAATAATCATATAATAAAAAGGAGGTGAAAAATGTGTATCTTACTCAATCAAATGTCATCAGAAGTCTTTCCAAAGAAGAATATGCAATGCTGCGGGAGATGTGCCAATACAGCAACAACCTCTACAACGTAGCTCTCTACAACATCAGGCAATATTATTTCCAAGAGAAGAAGTTCTTGAAATACGAAGAAAATTACCATGTCTGCAAAGAAAACGAAAACTACGGTCTGTTGCAGGCTGGCGTATCTCAGCAGATTTTGAAGGTTGCTGACCGCAGTTTCAAGTCATTCTTTAACCTCATAAAGAAGGCAAAATCCGGAGAATATCGATTTAAGGATATCAAAATGCCTCACTATCGAGAAAAAGGCGGCATGTTCAACCTGATTCTTTCCACGAACGCCATAAACGTAAAAGATGGATTCTTGACGATTCCCATGAGTCGAGGATTTTCTAAACGGCATGCCCATAAGCAAATCAAAATACCTTTCCCTACAAGACTGAAAGAAAAAAACATCAAGGAAGTCCGTATCTGTCCCGTATATAATGGCAGATACTTCAAAATCCAGTATTGCTATCTTCAGGAGAAAGAGCCTCAAGACGTTTCACCAGACAATGTTCTTGCTATCGACATCGGTCTTGAAAATCTGGCAACTTGTGTGACCAACACCGGGACGGCGTTCATCATGGACGGGCGTAAACTTAAATCAATCAACCAGTATTGGAACAAGCAGAAAGCCTACTATCAGGGGATTGCCGACAAACAAAGACAGAAAAAAACGCACATGCTCTATGCCTTAGCAAGAAAACGTAACAATCGTACACAGGACTACCTTCGCAAGGCTGCCCGCTATATCATCAACTACTGTATTGAACACCGTATCGGAACCGTCGTTTGTGGTTATAACGGTGACTTTAAACGTAGTATCGACCTGGGTAGGATAACCAACCAGCAGTTTACGCAAATCAGTTTTGGTAATCTGCGTGAAACACTGGAAGGACTTTGCGAGCGTTACGGTATGCGATATATCGAACAGGAAGAATCTTACACTTCTCAAGCAAGTTGCTTGGATTGGGACGATATTCCTGTCTATAATCCTGAACAGCCGTATACTGGCACGTTCAGTGGGAAGCGTATCCACCGTGGCTTGTACCAGTTCGCCGATGGAAGGGTGGCTAACGCAGATGTGAATGGAGCATACAACATACTCCGTAAAAGTAAGCAGAACTTCGATTTCGAGGGACTGTGTAAGGGGCTTTTGGACAGCCCTTTGAGAATAAGGATATCCTGACAACTAACTCCTTTGGGATAGGCCGTCAGGCGTTAGCCCTTATATCAAACTTCTCAAGAATCTCTCGCTTCTATAAGCGGGAGAGGTTCAAGTGGCGTCAGCTCTCCGGTTGAATTAAAATAAAAGAAGCAATCATAAAAAGGTTGCTTCTTTTGCGCCTTGTTGCTATAATTAAATATGCAGAAGCTGCCCCTTCTCACAATTCTTTTTAAACAAAAAAACACCCTGCTAAAAAGCAGGGTGTTTTTTTACTTCGTCACTTGTGCTAATCCTGCGCCGATAATTAAAAAGCAAACGCAGAAAAAGACGAAATTCATAATTAAGCCGTTTTCTTTTAGAACAGTAAAAAACTTATCCATGATATACCCCCCTCTCTTGAACGCTGTTTAGGTTACGGCGTTTTATTTTTGCTTGTATATAGTAATTGTCCTAAAAGTATTTTGAAACGATTACAGGGCAAATATGAGCGTCATTCTTTTCCTGTTGACCCAAAACCGCCCTTGCGGACTTCGTTTGTATCGTCGCTGTCGCATACAGCATATTTAACAAAAATCCCCTGCATAATTCGTTCACCTTTTTTAAAGCTCACGATTTCATCACTGTTATTTTGTAGGCAAATGCCTATATTTCCGTCGTTGTCGGGATTGGAAAAATAATCGGCGTCAATAATTCCTGTCCCATTCGCTAGTGTTACATGCTGTTTAATGCCTATTGAGCTGCGAATATATAGCATTAACACTTCATCATCAGGCATAAACGCTTTAACGTTTGTTGGAATAATAGCCGATACGCTGCGGGGATTTAAGCGCACATCACAGGGTAGCACGAAGTCATAACCTGCGCTTTTTGCTGTTTTCCTTTTCGGCAGCACTGTATCGGCAGGGGCATTTTTTACGGGGTAAAAATTGCGGGAAACTTTTTCTTCTTCTAAAATTCCGAATTTTACCGGGGCTTCAATCTGATTAGAATTTTCCATGTTATCACCTTTAAATATTTCATTTATTTTGTTTTGCAAAAGTTTGCTCGGATTATCTACGATGATTTTTTCACCATTCGGTGAAACGGTCGTGCAATCCTGTTTCATTGATATTCATTTCTGCTGCAACTTCTTATAGACAAGACGAACACAACCAAAAGTTTTACTAAAAAATATCTTTTGTTCTTCGGTTGGATAAATTCTAAATTTATATGCTCTTAGTTGTTTCATCAGTCCACCTCCTCAAAATTATTTACTCTTTTGACCTTATTATAGCCCCCCTCGTCCTGTTGTCAAGTCTTTTTTGAAAGATCGCAAAATAAAAAAGCAGGGCATTTGCCCTGCTTACTGGTATTAATGGGGTAGTTTTTTATAACATTCTATGCACAGAAGCCCTTTTTCCTGCTGCCTTTTCCCGCATTGAGTGCATAGCCCGGCAGCTTTGAGTTTTTCCCGCCGCTGCGCCTTGTGTGCGTGATAGTAGGCATAATAATACTTTTCGCACTCTTTACAATGCAGCTTGCCTGCTACAGCTTTACGCTTATAACATCTTGGGCAGTATCCTTCCGCTTTCAATTCCTCACGGTAGGCTTTCGCCTTTTCTGCTTTATTCATGTCAATTCACTTCACTTTGTTTTTTTCTTAATAATCTAAAACGTTTGGAGTTACGCCGTTTATGCTTGCAGAGTAGGACATTATAATCTGAACATTCGTAGTAATTGCACCCTCTATTGCATCTCCTGCATATGAATTTACCCATTGCTTAAAATCAGAAGAACTATTATACCTGTATACTTGTACCTCCCAATATTCAGGTTCGGGTATACTTCCTTCTTCTACAGTAACCCAACGCATATTATAAGTTTTACCGCCTGTTACACCAATATATCTAGGCAGATTAGGGTCAACAAACTCATTTACATAGGTATTTTCTGTTGTGATTTTTAAAACTTTCACACCTGGCGGGATAGTGATAGTAAAAGCATTTACAGTGCTACCCTTCCACAATACAGTTTCCTTTGTTGGCAGCGGGGGTTCAGATGTCCCCCCCGGATATACTAGTAAACGTCTATTAAACATATTCGTACCACCTTTTTTATTGGTCTATTAATTGAATATCTACTGTTTGTCCGTTCCTTCTGTCAAAGTAATCTATTACCGTAGTATCCTCAAGCATTTCGAGGGAATAATAGGTAACACCACCATTATAAATAACGGTATTAAGCGTATACATAGAATCTGCTACATAGATTGTTATTTGACTTATAGAACTCCGGGTATCTCCTGTTAACGCTACTGTTAACGTGTTTGCATTATACATACCTGTCATTGTATCCATTATCGCGTTTATTCCAACTTTTTCTATTGTGTGCTGCATAAATTGAGCCGGGCTTATCCCGCCAAAATCATTTTTAAAAAATCCCGATTGATAAAAACCCATTTCGACGTCGTAGTTTTGCCCTATAGTTAATTTAAAATCATAGTTAACGAGGGGGGATAAAACAACATACTCTGTTTCATATTTGACGTCGGTGGGAATAATCCATTTCCCTGTAGCCGCATTATATCCTGCCGCCGTTATCGTATAAGATATTTCTGTTCCTGTCGGCACTCCATAGAAAACGGCTATTCCTTTATTATCAGTATTAGCTAAATTGCTTTCACCGTTGTAAGTCAGCTCCACTCTTGCTAACCGAACGTAATCGTCGTCGGGCGTGTCTACATGGATTTCAAGCACAGAATAAGTTTGCTGCTTCCCCCCCGAATCTATTAATAAACGCCTGTTGAACATAGTTATCCTCCTATCACGCTATACTTGCTGTTATAGGCAACTTTTCAATCTCTCTATTATATCCGCAATACAATACGTTGCAGGGAAACATAAATAAACCAGAACTAACGGCAGCTCGAAGAATATCATCATTAAAATAAACTAATCCGTTCGCTGTATCTAAATACTTTCCGTTATTTACATTGGTTAGCCGTAATGTCCCGCGTGCGTTACTAGCAAGGTCAGCCCAATTAAAGTAATCAACTCTATATTGCTGTCCTGCTGCCACGGCAACAACTTGCCGAAATAGTCGGCTATATGTGGGATTCATTGTACTACGCGGGTACCAGTATAACCCTAATCGCGTCACATTTTTGGGAATGGTAAATGTCGGCATATATTCCACTTGATTTTGAGCGTTATATTGATTTCGTGACGGAACAAAACAGGCGGTAGGAACATCAACGGGAATAGGAATATCCCCCCTGATGTGGCTTGAAGTAATCTTCTATTAAACATTTTATCACTTCCTTAAAATTCAGAATAAATCATATAGTAAATACCAATGATAGCCCACGTTATCGCACCCATAAATATCGCTTCCACGTCAACGCCTGCCTTTCTTTTGTCGCAGCGTTTTTCTCGCCATAACTGCCCATTCGTGTGATGACCAAACCAAACATGTCGGGCAAATATTTACATCAAGCCGCCCGTAAGTAAAGCTTTTGCAGGCGTCCGCTGAATATTCTTCATTGCATAGATTGCACTTAATTTTCCCGTTTCCCATTTTCAAAACCTCTCTTAGTTTGTATGCTAAATTTGCTGGTATAAATGCGGTAAAATACGGTATTTTATCGCTAAATTATTTATGTAGTTTAAATGTCAAAAACAGCGTTTTTTGCTATCTCTTTTTTTGAGATATCAAATTTACCCATTTTTGATGTTTTGCTTTATTTAGGTGTGCCAGTATTGCTGTTTCCAGCTTCTACATTTCCGTGAACGTGGTCGGCAAAGCTAATACCTTTGATTGTCGCATTGTCGATAACATCAAGCCGCTGCTGCACGGTTGTGTTACCTGTAACGGTCAGATTGCCATTTATGGTAGTGTTACTGTTAATGGTCGTCTGACTGGTGTTAACTGTGACGTGCTGCGGGGCTGTGACGATAACATTGCCGTCAGGTAGAATCTGAATGTAGCAGGTCGGCTGCTGGTTTAAAAATCCACCAATAAAAAAGCCGTCTGAAATATCAAAGTTTCGGAAGCTTCCGGGCTGGACTGGTTCAGCCGTCCCGTTAACAACGTTGGATACGTCCCGCTGACAGAATACCGCAAGTCCAATATCACCCGGTACAGGGTCGCAAACTAATGCCGCTGCGCCGCCCTGTATTCTGCAATAGGGTAAATTATAAAGCGGGGCTGGATTTATGGCGTTGTTTTTGGCATCTAGGGCAACTATTAAGGGCAGTACATCAACGCGCCCTGTGGGGCTTATTCCGTCGCTGTAAACAGCTTGGACTTTGCACGGCAACGCCGTATTTACCCTGCCATTCAAAAAGTTTTCGACAAAATACGCCATTTCGTTGCCCTGACTGTTACCAGTGAAAGGCGAACGAGTGCTTTCAACAGTTGGCGCCACTATTTGAGATTTTTTCAAAGTATCCATATCAGTTCTCCTGTACGTAAACGGCTTTGACTACGCTGTCCCACGCTCCCGCAGCTTGCGAATTAAAGCATTCTAGGTTATGCGTCAAGCTTGTAACTTTCCATACGCCTGTAGCTCGCGGAACAACGCTTTCCAGCTTTACTAACCCGCCTAGTGTGATAGTAGGGTCAAATTCGCATTTAAACTCTATGCCGTCCTGCGTGAAAGACGGGTAGCCAATTAAACCAGTTCCTACCTTTATCAACACAGCATTACCGCTGCGCGCTCCGTTTTTCGGAGTTATCACAACTTTACTGTCATCAATATATAAATCAATGCCTAGTTGCTTTGCTAGCTTGTGCATTTTTTCGATTGGACTGCCTGTAAAGGTTGTGTTTCTGACGCTTGCTGAAACGCCCTCGTTGATAAAGGTGTATCCCGCTTCTGTCGCGAATTGCTCGAACAGTTTCGCAGCGTCGGTAGTGCCTTGTACAGCGATTGGCGGCGTTGCCAACAGCGCAGGATAAATACCCGCCGCTGCTTTGATATCAAAAGATATCTCCGGCGCACCGCTAAAGTTAGCGGCTGCCAGTGTAAACTCACCTTCAAAGACTGTCCCGACTATACCCGTATCGTCGCCAGCTTCAAGACGAATAAAGTTCTTTTCTGACTGCTGTGGGTAAAATGCTAACGTGCTTGCTGTTTCCATGACGCTTAAAGGTAAACCGTATATACTGGCGGTTAAAGTGTTCTTGTCCTCGCCGCCCGGCTTTGAAATCGTCGCTTTAATGCGGTGATTTTCGATAATGATAGTATTGCTATTCGTATTCGGAAAAGTCCCGCTACGAAGCGTTATAGTCGCTCTAAGGGCTTTTATTGAAAAACTCATGCTACATCTCGCTTTCCTGCACGAAGCACAAGACAAAACGTGTTCCTAGCTCTTTATAGTCCGGCTGCGCTCCGTGTCCTTCTTTGTCCACAAATAGCAGATTTCCGCTGAAATTCAATTTAGGCTGCTGTAAGATCAACTCATTAGTTACACACAGCGCGCCTGTACATATCACTTCATCCTGTACGCTTAAATCACAATATAGGTTGTCATAACGCCAGTATAAGCGAATTTGGCAGATTTGACCGTCAAGCGTTACCGTGAATTGCTGATTAGGTATAGCGTTTAATGGTATCGTTTTATAAGTCATAATGTCCCCCTACAATCCCAAAACCTTTTTTATATCGTATGCTACACTACTGTTTTCGGAATCGTCCCCGTCGCTAGGATTAGTGTTGCCCCTGTCTACGGTTGAAGCGTCTGACGCGCTGGCGGCGTCGTCGGATGTTATCGGCTGCACATCAACATTTGTATACTGGCTTTTCTGCTGCCGAATCTCGACAAGATGAATGTTTACTACAAGGGTCGTTAATGCCTGCCCCTCGTTAAAAGCATAATCATATTTATCTAGCGTCATGTTTTGGTGTTCTTTAAGCGGGGTTACAAATGATATTAATTCCGTTGTTGTCCGCAGACGTTCCAGCACCGCTACAGCCTGTTGAAGTTCTCCCGGCGTTCCGTCTTTAGCAAGCGTTACTGTGATATCCATAGGGGCAGTAGTTTTATTGTAGGCAGCAAAGCTACCTTGTTCTAGGTAATCGTATGTAATATTAGCTTCCGCTTTTACTGTGCTGCCTAGATAGGTCGTAAATGTGGCTAGTGCTGTACCTGCGCTGTTGGCAAGTAACCAGTTCTGCCACTCTTTACCGCTCCAATTCCATAATTTAGCCATGTTTACGCCCCCTTATTTAATGCCGCTTGCATTCGTAAAGAATAGCCCTGATTTCTCGCTGATTGCTCCACCCATGTCGGCAGCTATGCCGCTTGCGTCCGTTGCTGCGGTATGGATATCAATTTTCCCAACATTGATTTCTTGATTGGTATTGCTGCCCCCGCCGCCTGCTGCAATAGCCTGCAACGACGGTATCGGAGTATTAGCTTGTTCCCACCGTTCAGAAATGGTAGCTTTTATGCTGCTCAATGAAGGAATTTTGTCTAAAATCTTCCCTATCCATTCCCACGCTGATTCAAGCGGGGATATCAAGTAATCATTAATAAAACCTGCTATGGCTTTAAATGCTGCGCCGCCTGCTGTAACAAGTAACGCCATTGCTGTTACGATTTTATAAAAGCCCATTAAGGCGAATAATAAGATTTGTTTCAATATCTCCCATGCTATTTGGGCTGCCTGTTTCAAGTAATCCCACGCCGTTTGTAGTGCCGCAAGGACTTCATCACCTGTTCCTAACATTTTCCATAAATCCTCAAAGGCACTCTTGCCGCCGTTGGCGTATACCCATAAATCTTCTAGGACTAATAGAAACGCTGCTATAAGCATTATAACCCACGTTATAGGATTAGCTAGTATGGCGGTGAATAAACTCCACAGGGCAGGCAGTAATAAGCCCGTAACAACGGCTACAATAGCGTATAACGCCATTGTTAATATATCGCCGTGTTTCTGCATATAGGCGAATACATCCGTTAACGCTAGGGCAAATTGAGTTAACGCAGGAGCAGCAAAACGCAGAATCGGCAGAAAAACGAATGTGAAAGAACGGCTTAATTCTGTAATGCTGTCATTAAATTTGGCGGCTATAACAGTATCTTCTTTGGTGAAATAACCTAAATTCTTTTGACGTTTTATCAGATCATCTAACGCTTGCCGTCCGCCTTGCAAAAGTCCTATCGTACCTTCGTCGAGTTGTAATGAAGATAATATACCTTGACTTTCAAGCTTGCTCATACCTTCAACAGCTCCGGCTAAATCTCGCAAAACGTCAAATACATTGCGGACTTTTCCGCTGTCGTCTACTACTGCAACGCCCAGTTGCTCGAAGAATGGCAGGATACGGCTTTTACCTGTAACAGCGATACGGGCTAACTGTTTATTTAGTCCTTCGACGCTGTTAAACAATCCCCTGACGCTGCCGCCTGATAGTTCTGCCGCGTTGCCCCATGCGTATAAATCCGGCGCACTTGCGCCTATACGGTCTGCAACTTTACCGACGGCGTCAGCTCCTGCGGCTAAACTTTTTACTTGCGCTATAATTGTACCAAACGAAAGGAAAGCGGCGGCTGCTGCTGTTCCTTTTTTCGTTAGCTTTGAAGCAAAGCTTTCTGTTTTTTTGTCGGCTTCGTCTATTCCTTTGTTAAAGTCTGTGGGGTCTAGCCCTAGAGTTATCATAAAACTATCAATAACTGTAGCCATTTTTTAACCCCCTTTCGTGTTTTTTCGCATATAGTCGGCTAGTAAAAAGTCATTAGTATTTTTATTAGCCAAAATCTCGCACATATCTAATAAATCATCATAGCTGTAAATTGTTTGAAGTTCATGCAGTGTGGCAAGTCTTGCGGCGACTACGTTAGCAACAGAGGGCGTGACATTTACTGTTTTTTCGAGAAATGAATACCGCTGCTGCTCGGCGACAAGTCGGGCGTTTCGTTTGACTTGCCGCCTTTTAGAAAACTAGAAAAATTCACCTCAAAGGCTTTCTTTTTCAACGTCCATAGACTGCCTACTTCCTCAATAACTGCGTCTATTGTTTCCGGCATTAATTCTTGCTCTACACCGTCGGAAGTGATTAGCGAACAGCATTTAAGCAGCTCGTTGCCTAGCTCGGCGACTTCTTCCACGTTAACATTTCCTAAAGATTTAAAAACTTCATCAATGTTAACATCACGCCAGTTAATTTCGGAAATGCCTTTTCCTTCAGGCAGTCCGTTGAATGAATTTGCAATTCCGCCGTGAAGTGCCACGGCTGCAAGTTTAATGATAAACATCTCGAGTTTCGTTGCGGGCATTTGTCTAGCCTTAAATTTCAACGTTCTTTCGGCGTCTTGTAGCGTAAATATGATTTCTTTTCTAGCCATTTTTTGCTCACTCCTTTTATAAGAATAGGCGATACTGTGAATATCGCCTATTAGTTAACTATATTATATTAGCTTCTCGTTTCAAAAGCAAACGCTGCTGTAACGGGGTCAAGCACCTGTTTAAGTGCTGGGAAGTCTTTAGCGTTAGTTAATACGCCATTCGAGAACATGAACGAAGTTGAAATGCTCGGAATGTTTATTGATAAACCTAGCCGAACGATTTTTTTCTGTGTTTCCATGTATTTAGCCAACGCCCTGATATAAGTTAAAGACGGGCTATTTGCTTCAAAGGTAAAGTGTATAATATGCGGTTGCGGTGTCCAGCCTGCCGCCATATGTCCGTCAACGCCCATACGAACGATACTGATTTGTCGCTCGTCTTGGTCTACAGCTTGGTCGGTAGCGTAGTTTTGCAACAGAACACCTGCCGGGAACAGTTCTTCAATCGTTAAGAAACATTTTGCATTTGCTGATGTAATATCCATTTATAGCACACCCCCTTTTTATAACACTACGGTCAGCGGAACGACTAATCTGTTAACGCTGCCGCCATATGTATACCATACGTTTATAATCGGGCTATCACGGTTAACCCTTGCGGCTGCGCCCGGGTCTAATACCTGAATATAATAGCCATTAGTGTAAAGTTCTGTAGAGATATCTTCCCCTGCTTCCGCATAAAGCTGTGCTTTTTGGCTTTCACTTAATTCGACGCCTGTATCAATAACGCCGTTATTCAACGCCCTAGTAATTGGGTCGTTCAGCCATGCACGAATTTGCGTGTACCCAATCTCGTTATAAGGTGTCCTACCGATTGACGTCAAGCCGTTTGCAAGTGAGATTTGCATAACATTTTTAAGCCATATCATGTTGATATACGTATCAACGAATCCGTAGTTGCCGCTAAACATTTTTGCGTCATAATAGAATGAAAAATCAGTGCTGCGGGCGGCGTAACGTCCATAGAAGTTAACGTTGTTAGCCAGCAACGCTGTTGCGCTGTCATCGTCCGTTACAGACGCCGCAAGTCCTGTTTGCTTACGGAACGCATAACTTACAACACTGTTCGCCCTGTTCCAGTCAATAGAAGCTGCTGTAGCCATGACAAGCGTAGCAGTGTATACGTCAGGCGCATAGTTCATGCAAAGTCCTTCGTAGTCCGCTTCTTTCAGCGTGGTTACAAGTGTTCCCTCGCCGCTGGTTTTCAGGGCATTAGAAGATTGCCACGGAACGTACAAGAATTCAATTGGGTTACTGTTGTTCCATTCTGCAAACTGCCGAATTTCTACATCTGTAGCTTCTTTCAGTGTGGTAAAGCTTACCCAGTTAGTCGATTGATTTACAACAGATTGCATATTAGCGGCAGGCGTCAAAGCGTCGCTGCCGTCGGATACCAGCGCGCCAGTTGCAGCAGTTAAGCCTAATGCGCTTGCGGTATCCGTGCCGAGTGCATCAACGGTCAAGCCGTCTGTGGCTACTGATACCGCGCTATCTGCGCCTGTTGTTTTGCTGGTAATGGTAAAGCTTTCACTGTTGCTATTGTAAACAACGGTCGTTCCGGTAACCTTAGCGGCGATTGCTGCGGCTACGTCGCTAGGCGTTGTAGCTGCGCTAAAATCTAATCCGGTAACAGTGATAGGGTTGCCGTTTACGGAGATAGTAAAGCCGCCAGCAGTGATTTTTTTAAGGCTGGTCAGTGATAACGCTTCTGCGCCGAACAGCTTTCCTGCGATTGCCTTAGATACCCTTTTTGCAAAATAAAGAATATTAGGCTTTTTAAAACTATTATCGTAAGATTGGAAGTAATGACTAGCCGCAAGATATTCTACGCTGTCCAGCCCGTAGTATTCGCCTACAGCGTCTTTGCTTGCATATGCTTTAAGCGTCGGGAATGGTGTTAATTCGTTTTCGCTTAAATACAAGCCAGCAATTTCAAGCTCTTGGCTACCCGCTTTAATAACGCGCGGGTTAATTTCAACGATTTTTGAAATAGGTATTGCCATTTTTTTATAAACCCCCTTTTTCTGGTTTATGATGTACATCAACATTTTCCAGCCGCGTTATCGCGATTTTATCAAAGTATTCTGTCTGGTATTCGTATACCGTCCAAAACGCTAAATGAAGCGGCAAGCGGTATCTGTTGATATATTGATTTGTGTCGTCAGTGTATGGTAAAAACTGCATATTTTCGCAGTACAATAAAGCTATATTGTATTTCTTTTTGAAAAAGTCAACCGCAATATCAGAACGCCCCAGCGTTTCAAAATATTCAGCCCGCTGCAATGCTCGTTGATAATCGGCGTCACAAAAATCGACGTTAACGACATATTCACGGTAAGAACGTGTTTCCGTCGTTCCTGCTTCCGTTACAATCTGTTCCCCGACGTTCGTACCAATTCGGCGGGTACCGGCAAGAAAAAACACTACGTGTTCCCGTGTCTTTGGCAGTGCCGAGTTGTTCTGCTGCCCTAAATAAATTTGTTCAGCAGTTAACGGCGGTTGCATATAAGCCCGCAAATAGGCTTCTACAGCTACGTTAATTTCTCCATGCTCCAATTACTTCACCGCCTTTCTTCCGACGCTTGTAAGGTTGTTTCCTTCGTCGTCAGGCTGATTGGTAAAGTCGGGATACGGCGGCACTTGCAAAGTTACTTCACAGTTAGCCCAGCCAACATTAGACCAGTCCTCAAACATTGCTGTGATTTTCCAAAATTCACCGGGCTTGCGCTCGATATAATCGCCTGTGCGTAAGATTGGAACGCGTGCAATGCCCTCAATAGGTCTATTGTTATCGCTGGCAAGAAATATCTGTTCTGTATGCGCCGTGCTGTTGATGTTTTCGAGATGCTGTAAGCGATTCGCTTCGTTTGGCTGAAACTGCACGTTTACAGTTGCAGGGCTAAAAAAAAGCGGTGTAACAATGCCGCTGATATTTTTTTGCCCTGCTGACTGATACAAGATAACTTGTTCGTCAGGATTTATGGTAGTTATAGCACTTCTAACTACCATGTGCAAATTAATTCCGTTCATCTGTTACACCCTCTTTATTTAACTTTTACGTTATTTGTTACCGCGTTTATCATAGTAGACGTATCAATCAAAGCCCTGTAAGGGTCAGTTGCTACGGCGTTTTTACCGCTTTGTGCCTTGCGCTGTTTCATGCGGATAGTGGCAGGGCTATTCGGTCGAGGGTCGTTCCACTCCCATTTTTTTATAGTATCCTGTATATCCGCTTTCATTTCTTTTGATACAGCAGTGTAAGCATTTAAAAGCGCGCCATTCTGCGCCGACTTACCTTTTAACAGGGCAGTAAGCTGCTTGCTCCATTTGTTTTGTTGTTCGTCTACAGTCCTTTGCATGAAGGGGCGTTCAGGAACGCCGCCTATGCCCTTGTTTTGGATATAGGCAACATAAGCAACATTTATCCCGCTTGGATAAGTTGCGTCCGCTGTAAAGCCCGCCTGTGCTTCCGGCGTTTGCCTTACAAGATTTCGCAACTTCTTTTTCCAGTTGCCGGAAGTTCCTGTGCCGTTACCTGTAACAAGCTTGACTTTTAAACGCATAATAACGCCCGCCTGCTCTGTACTTTGCTGTGAGTGTCCAAAAAAGCATACCACATTGTGTCTGATTATACCAGTTCAGCGACATTGGTAGGGTATAGCTTGTTGATACCTTGCCCTGTGTCGCGCCGCTCAAAACGCCTACAACAAACGCTCCACGCTGCTGTAGCTCGCTTATATGGCAAGTGAGCAGGTAAAGCAGCGTTTTACGTTCGTCAAGGTCTTTCACGGCTGAATTGACGGAATTATTTAAAGCTAGTGTTGCTATTTTGAAATTATTTTCAAGAATAACATCATCTACACCCGCTAACTGCGGATACAGCTTTTTAAATTCTTCCGGGTCGAATATAACAACGTTGTTATCATCAGCCATTTTTAAGCCCCCTTACTTGAAAGGGGTTGTTGAAGCAATAACCTTTTTCGGGTCAAGTGGCTCGTTCCCGTTACGCAGTTCTTTGCGTTCGTGGATTGCGCTTTTTGTAAAGCGGGTATCTCCGGTTGACGCAAAAATCAAACCGTTAATGATTCTAGGGTCTGATTTATGCTGTTTTTTGATTAATTCCCACATATCAGAGGGAACGCCGAAAGTCATACCAAACGCGCCGCCGATTGGGTTTTTACCCATTTCAAGCCCCGCAAGATGTTTGTTGTTGCCGTTAAATTTAACCTCGGCAAGACTACCGTTTGGCAGTCTTACAGCAAAAATCACGTCTTGATAAGAATTGCAGCATACCGTAACAGTGTCAGCTTGTTTGGTCGGGGAAGCTTGAACAGGTTGTTTGGCGTTAACTTTTTCAACTTCCTTTTCCTCTACCTCGCTGACTTCGTCGCTTTCGTTGGGGTCATAAGTAACGGGCTTTTCTTCCTCAATCACTTCTACCCCTGTCGGCTCGACTTCCTGCGGCAGTAAGGCTTCTGTATTCTTATCATCAACGATTGTTACAACTTCATCTTGTTTTACTTTTTTTGGTCTAGCCATGTAGCAGCACTCCTTTTTTGTATTTAGTGTAAATTATACGCCTGTCATTTTGCCGATTGCGAACGGTCTATAAATGATAGTGCCGTAAGAAGACCCGACAAATTTTTGATGGAAACTGGAGCTTTCCGGAATTAAGCGCATAGCGCGGAATTTTTCGCTAAATCCGATTTGAGCGGTCGGCAGTCCTTCGATTGTCGGAGCGACAAGGAGAATGGAAGTGCCGCCAGTTGCGGTAGCCAGTTCAGGCAATGCAACGAAACGGATTTTCGGGAAGTAGGTTTCCAACATCTGACGTGCAGAGATATTGAAGTCAGTTGCTTTGCCAAGTTGTACCTGTGTAGCGGGAGAGGTAGCAAGCACAAGTTCGGTGTTAGCGTCAATGTGTCCTGCGCCGCGGTCAGCCATTTTGCCGAACAGATACAGTACATCTTCGTAAATTTCTTTAGTGGATTTATCAGCCCACAGAGTTTTGGCTGCTGCATTTGGCAGCGGACTAACAGTAGCAGGTAAATTCGGGTCGTTGAGCAAACCGTAAATCTCCAAGCCTGCCACGCCATACAAGGCGAATTTGTTGCTTGCAATATCAATTACAGTAGCAGCAGCACGTTGTTTATCGGCTGCCAGTTGCAAACGTGCGCGGCTTGCGACGTCGACTTCTCTATCGCCATAACGGATGTTAGTTTGATAGATGTATTGAGTTCTTACCGGAAAAGTCGGGTTTACATCAGACGCACCGCCTTGACCGTAGTCGGTGTAAGCTTCAACCTCGCCTGTGATTTCAGAAGTTTGGAAACGTGCATAAGAGGTTGTCCAGTCACCTTTTTTAGCTTCTCCGAAAATCTCCCTTGCGCCACGGGTAGCGGTCAGGATAGGAATAACCATAGGATCAATATAAGATGTAAATTCAACAGGAATACCGCTGTTTGCTGCTGTAACCATAGCAGCGTCGTTCGCTAACTGGTCAATGCTATCGTTTGCCAAAATGCCACGGATAGGCGCGCCAGTATCAAAAATGATACCGTATTGTTTCATCACGTCAAGCTGCTCTTGCAAGCCTAATTGATTTTCAAACATTTGTCTTTTCCCCTTTCGTTAAGCCCAGTTGCTGATGACGATAATATCGCCTACAGCACCGCCGCCGTTAATATTTACTACTTTATAATCAGTTTCTACTGCACCTTCTACAGTGCCGCCTGCTGTGTCAGTTTTGATAGTACCGTCTTTAAGCACTGCGAAAACGCTTTGTCCTACGGTGGCAGTCGTCCCGGTAACAACAGCAAAGTCACCTTTGACTGCTACGGATACGGGAAAGCCTTTAGGAACAGTGTTAGAAGCTGATTCGTTATAACCCAGCGGGTTAGTGATTTCACGCACTGCAAAGCCCAGCGGCGCACCTGTGCCTGTGGATTTTACAAAAGCGTCGTTTTCTTTTTCGGTTGCCGCCCAAACAAAACCGCCAATATTTACGGTGTCAGCCGCGCAATAGCCTTTTTGAGTGCTTACTAAAGGGTTGGTACTCATATGTTGACCGGGTACACCAATAGCAGGCAGGATGTTTACTTGTCCTTGAAATTCTTTAGCCATTTTTCTTTGCTCCCTTCTTATCGAATAGTGATGTTTTTCAGATTTTTCATGTATTCAGGAGTTTTTTCACTGGATACGCTGAATTTCTTGATTGCTTCGTCGTTAGCGTGGGTTACGTCAAAACGTTGTTTTTGCAACACGTCAACCATAGCTTTGTAAGATTCTTTAGGATATTTAGAAGTATCAATGCCTTTAGCTTGCAAGGCTCTTGCGTAGATATCTTCTGCACTGTCATACGCCATAGCGTCGACGTTGCCGAGTGCGAAAGCGCAAGCGTTAGCGGCAGCGTTAAGTTTTTTCACGCGTTCCATAACATTTTTTTCCGCTTCTGCTTTAGCATTAGCCAGCAATGCGGGGAGTGCGTCTTTAGCAAGATATTTTTCCTCGCCCTCGCGCTCGTGGTCGCGGTCAATCCGTTTCGGATCGTCTTTTTTGTAACGCTCGCCTGCTTTGATACCCATTTCAAAACCCGCTTTAAAAGCAGGGTCTTTCATGCGTTCTTCGAGTTCATCATCTTCGGCTTTTTCTTCCTTGTCCTCGTCTTTAGCTTTTTTTGCTAAATATTCTTCCATGCCTTTACGCTCATGTTCTTTATCGAGTTTTGCGCGTTCGGCTGGATTCTTTTCCAATTCCTCGCCTTTAGCTACGCCCTCGGCGTAAGTCAATTTTTCGTCCATACCTTCACCGCCTTTTAATTCTAACAGTTTCGCCTTAATAGTCTCTTTTTGTGCAGCTTCCAGCCCTGTAAAGAACTTGTCTACAAGGTCGTCGATTGAAATATCTGCGTCTACATCCAAGCCGATTTCTCGGGGGTCGTAGCCTTCTACCTGCGCTTCAACCACATTTACAGCCTTTTGCAAGTTAGCTAATACAACTTCTGCTGCTTCAATGCCTAAATCAGCGTCTTTTGCGAAAATAACACGCTGTAAATCAGCTTTGCGGCGTTTAAAGCTTAAAATATCTTTTGAAAGATTTTTCATTTGTTTTTTTTCTCCCTTCGTTGTTTTTTCTATCTCAACAGGTAAACTGTCGGATACAACTACATCACTGCCAGCCCTGCCTTGCGGTACAAGGGCAACGTGATTACCTCGAATATCTCTCATTACAAAATCATATTTTGCGCCCTGATATTCCCCTGCGGTCATATCGGGTGTATAACGGTAGCTGCAAGATATCTGCTTACAGCTTCCGTCCTCGACGGATTTAATCGCCTTTTTATCGGTGATAGATAACGCATTTAATAAATACGGTTCTTCAAAGCGTGCCTCTGTTCCTGTGCTGCCTACCTGATATTCTTTAGGCGGCGCGTCGGCGGTATAGTCGTGGTGTCCCTGCATTAGCGGCAAGCCGTTAAATGTTGGGGCAGCTTTCGCTAATTCTTCCGGGTCACGCAGTCCATAGTAGACACGTTCGGGGTTTAAGCCTAAATCCTGCCAGTTCGGAATTTCACGCCCTAAATACGGGTTTACAGTCGCCTTACTGATTGGGCAGGCGCCAACGTGCATAAATCCGTTTTCGTCTATTCTGCGCGCTGTTATGGCGGCGTCAAACGCTAAAATATTGTTTTCCCGTTCCATATGGTCAGCCCTTTCGTTTTAACTATTTTTATACAAGTGTCTTTATTTGTTATTTTGATTATATCACAGGTTAACTTAATTATTGCTCGTTAGCGAGTAATTCGGTGATATCGGGTCGAAAATCACACCTGCAATATGGCAGTTCTCCCGGTAAAACATTTCTGCCTACATCTTCGTCATAAAGCCCCTCGTCTAAATCAAATGTCTTTCCATTCATTGCAATGTGTGTTTTACGGCTGCTTTTCTCGCCGGGTATATGTATCCATATGCCTTTTTTTATACCGATATCCTTCGTCTGCATAACGTTTAACGCCTGCGTTGCCTTGTTGGTTTGGTCTATGGCTATCAGTTCTGCCCGCCGTTCTGTAACCTTGTTAAGGTCTTTTATGTGCTGAAAGATACTTGCCATATCACGCCCTTTTAATGCGCTATCTATAACCACATCAGTCAATTTATCGAAATATTTCGGCGCAATACTCTTTATTAAATTCACGTTGCTCGCTACCAATTCCTCTAGTAGTGGTTGATGTAAGGGGCTAACGCGAAAATCTATCAGAATACCCGCTTTTTTAAGATTAGCCATAAGTCCCGCTTTAGTCTGTTTATCTATCTTACCGATAAACTTGCTGGCTATAGCGTCCAGTTCCTCGGCTTCCCATTCGCTTATATATCTGCCGAAACGCGCTTTTATAGCGTCAATAAGCTGCTGTAAGCGTCTGTTATCAAAATCAATGGGCGCGTCATTCGTTACCATTTCCGACGCTCTAAACAGCTTGTATTTTTCAAGTACAAACTTTAACGCTGCCTTTTCCATTTGTTTTATTAAGCGGCGTATCGAACGGGCGTATTCGTTCTGTATTCCGACGCTGGCAGGTATTCCAGGTATAGTTACCTGTCGCCGCCGTCGTCTGATTTTCGACGCCATACATTAGCCCCCTTTTGTAAGGTTTATGCGGGATTATTTGATATAACCCCGCATTTTTTCCCATTTTACTTATTTTTAATCAATTATTTCGTTTTTTTATTCAACTTCTTTTGGCGGCTTTTCATCTTGGCTCAAAACTTCCCGCTTTTCAGTTAATCCTAACAGTTCGCGTTCTTCCTCGCTTAATTCTTCCTCGGGTACGCTTTCTTCATTGAGGTTGTTAAAACCGCTTTTCGGGTCAGCTTTCAGGCACTCTCTGCCCTCGTCAGGACTGATGACACCATTAGATATATAAATCTGCTGCGTTTCAGCTTTGATTTTGTTTACCGTAGCTATGCTTTCTTCTTTTTCCTCTGATAATGGATTGAAGGTAAAAGTTATTTCGTTGTCTATCTCTCCCCATTCCTGCACTTGTAGTACCTTTAAGACGTATTCTATTTGGTCACGCAGTTGCTTTTCTTGCTGGCTGGCTATGTGGTCGTAGTGGTTATTTAAATCACTTTCACCTGTATTAAATCCTGACGGCGTTAAGCCCCACATTTTTGTTACAGGCTCGTTGAAGTAAGCCGCTACAATCTCCATTGCCTGACTTACTATATCCTTTACGCCAGCTAACGACGTTGATTTAATATCAATATCTTCTGATTCTTTATCTATCAGCATGACGCCATCATTACTGCGATACTGTACGAAGTTATTTACACGGTTATCAATCTGCGCCCAGTCACCGCCCGAAAAAATCTGCTCGTTAAGATTCGTTTTGAATACTGTTAAACTAAATTTAGTTAACAGCCTTGCTTCTGCTTCTCGGCACTCCGTAAAGTGCGCTACTGCGTCTAATACAATCTGTGCAAGCGGGATACCGAAAAAGTTATATGCCGGGCGTAAAATCGCCGGCAGTTCGTTTTCTTGCACTGGTGGCAGGAAGCGGCTTGCGTCTACCGCTTTGCCCATAACAAACCAATATCGTGGCTTGAAGTAATATTCTTGCAGCGGGTCTGCTGCGTTGTATTGACCGGGGGAAAGGTTATACGGCTCTATAACTTTCAAACGCCGCAGTTTTTTACCTCGTAATTCGTTCTTCGTTAAAATTAATGGATTTAGCAGGTTTTCACTGGCGGTGTCGATTCCGTCGAAGTCCATGTATACTAAACTACCGCCATAATACTTACTGATACTTACCGCTTTGCGTAGTGTCGGCAGCAGGTTTATCTTGGTTATTAATTCGTTAAGTCTGTCCAGCTTTGCCTGTTTATCGGTATCAGGATCATTGTTGCCCTTTGTTGTTAGCGTTATACCCTTTTCTACCATTTCATCAGCAATCATCTCACAGCCTGCCCGAATAAGCCCGTTTTGCGCAAGCCCTGTTAAATAACCGTAGCCTAAAAATTGCGGGTATGCACTCATGCCCATTATAGAGATAGCATGATGTAGCAATGAATGACATTGACCTATAGCAGCGTCATTTGCTTTTTTGGTATCTGCGTCTACCTCTGCTAGCGTAGCTGGCGCCCCGTACATTGTTTTAATGTCGGCAAGGGTCGGCACCCTTGGCGTACCTTCTACCGGGTTAATAAGGTTTAATGCTTTCAATCTCGGGTCTTTTCTGATTCGTTCTTTGTTGTTGAAAGCCTGATTTTCGTTGCCGCTATTTTTTCGGGCAGTGTTCAGTGCTTTCTGTCGGATACGTTTCTGCGCGTTTTTGCTGTTGTTCATTTCTTTTCCCCCTATTTATCTGCGTTTTACTTTCATTGGCGGGTGACTGTTTTCTAATGCGTATCTAACGGCGTCTATAGTATGGTCATTGCCGTCAGGGTAGTTTGCGATATAGTTACCGTTTCTATCCTTTTTTAGCTCGTATTGGGCGAATTCTCGTGCTGCATTCGGGCAGCGCATAGGGTCTATAACGATTTCTAACAAATCATCTGTTAAGTATTTATAGCCCCATTCTCTCGAGCCTTGCCCCTTTTTAGCCGGAATAACATTAATCCCATAGCTTTTTAGGCTCATTAATGTTTCATGCTGGATGTCGCTTACTATAAGCCTGTTGCGTGGATTTTCTTTTTTGATGTGTTCTGCTAACGTCCAGCTAGGGCAGCCACGGGCATAGTATTCATTGAAAATATATAGCTTGCGTGCTGCCGTATCTAGGTGCATTGTCATGTACGCCATAGGGTCGATTGATACGCCTAAATCAAGCCCACGCTTAATATTATCGAAATGCGATATTTCTTCATTCGTGATTGGTCGCAGTTTTAAGTTGGTGAATATCTCGCCGCCTGTTCCTGTGACTTCACCTAAATACTCATGTCTAAACCTGCGGGGCTGATATACTGCCATAACTGATGCTTCGTAGAGGAATTGTTTCCCTACCCATTCGGGCGGGGCTTGCAGATAGTTGCTTTTGTGTAACAGCTTATCGGGACGAGATTTCAAGGCTTCGTTGTTCACCCAGCTTTGCATAGACGCAGGCGGGTTATATGAATAAAAGCACCAAAACCGCTCGCCGCCACGCAGCACTGATTGCAATACCTTTTCTATTTCTTCGATTCCCGAAAATTCTTCTAATTCTTCAAACCATGTTATAGCATAGTAACCTTTTTTTACTTTTACGGACTTGCGTTTCGTCGGGTCATCTAGTCCCCAAAACAATATTTTCTGCCCGGTTTTTTTATATATAAACGACGGCGGCGATACTCTAGCTATGAAAAAATCATTTAGCCCCAGCTTTTCTATAGCCCATGCTATCTGTTCATAAACTGTTGTTTTTATTGTTAACCCAACTTTGCGGAAAACAATAACGTTTATAGTTGGGTCTAGCAGCATAAGCATGATGATAAATATACTTATAGCCGACGACTTTAGCGAACCACGCCCGCCGCTAAACCAATAATGCGTAAATTCGTGATTCATCACCTGATGATAAACTTTGTAGAAAGCTTTGCCGATACAGTCAGTTAAATTAATCTTTGGCGGGGTCATTTATCTTTTTCGCTAAATCTTCAAAGTTCTGCGCTGCTTTTAGCGCGTCGTCGTAGGTCGGCAATTCACTTTCTTCTGCTGGCTGCTCGGCTGGTACATCAGCAACGATTGTCGGGGCTAAAGCTATAGCTAGAGAGTTTTCTCCGAATAACTTATGATATTTACCCATATTCTCGCTACCTGCTTTTATAAGCGTGTTTTCCATGATATAACCGTCGGTATATATCTTTTCCATTTGCCCTGTTTCCTGATTCTTTTTAAGAACGTACTTTTTATATTCTATTGTTTCTTTGACCTTGCCCCGCATTTGATCTGTGTAGCTGCGAATTACTTCCTTTACTTCTGCAATATCGTCTAATTCGTATTTTGCCCGCAGTTCTTCTACATACTCCTGTACCCACGGTCGGGAAAAAATCATGTATGCAGTGCGCCGGGCTGTTGTTTCTGCAAAGCCTGCGGCTTTTGCTGCTTTATAAAAATTAAAGCATTTTAAATATTCTCTTGCAAACTTTTTTTCACGGTCGTTCGCTACCCGTTTTTCGCCAGCTATGCGAACAACGGCTGACCGTTTGCGTTTTGGACTAGCCATGTTACGCCCCCCTTTTTGTTTTCATTATAGCACAATCTTTCACAAAACTATAATTTATCATGTTTACGTGGTACAATGGTATAAAACCATTAGGAGGAGCTATGATGACACAAAAATCTTATACAGAAGCTGAATTAATTGAGGGCTTTAACCTTCCCTGTAGTAGTATTTTTGACTTTTTCGACAAATACGAGTGTAAGCGCGTCGTTATCGGATATCCTTCTATATCACACGTTATTTACGGATACAACAATCCCGACTATCTGCCTGATATAGCGCATTTAATAGATTATGGCGTTGGAAAAACAGTAATTATAAGCAGTTACGAAACAGGCTCGCCAAGATATCAAGTCTATAACTTTCCTGATAGGCGGCAGGCTATTAATTTTGTGGATGAAGTGGAATATACGTTGTTTGTGCCTATTGATTGTATTTTGAATTTCATAACTCAAAAAATTGGTTTTTGGTCTTATAAAACTACAGTAAATATTCTTGACGATAACGAATATAATATTATTCTTGTAGTTGAAGGGCGCAGGATTGAGCTGACTGACGATAACTTTATGGATAGAGTTTTAATTACTCAAAAAACTCTGCTTATCGAAAATGATTCGATAACCCACGCTAAAAGCGCAGTGGAATATTACCGCAACATTTTTAAAATGTCCCGTCGCTTTGTTGCAGAGATAACAGGTATCCCGCTTAAAACGCTTAATGCTTTTAGTTCATCTCCTGACCGTTCAATCTTAAAAACGAATGCGCTCAACGTGTATAAGCTAGCGCAGTTATTCGGGGTAAGCATGGAGCAGCTTTTATTGACTGAATGCGAAATAAACCCTACTAGTAAGGCTTTTTTGGAAAGTAAAGAGGTTTAATTATGAATATCGATAACGCATTATATGCCTTAAATATCGCGCCTGACGCCCGTCAGCTAACCGTTTTTATCGACGGTGAAGCAATTCCTCAAAGCCGCCCTAAAATCGCCACACGGGGCAAAAATGGTGTTCCCTTGCCACATGCTATAGCATACTACAAGGACGCTTCCGTTTACTACCGCCAGCAATGCGAATACTATATTAAACAAGCTGTTCAAAAGTCAGGTATCTTTTTTAAGGATGTCGCCTTGTTTTGTGAGGTATATATTTTTTTACCTGTCCCTGCGTCGAAAAGTAAGAAGTTTAAAGCCGCTGTTGATGTCGGCGCAGAATTTCCAAAAGTCAAGCCGGACTGCGATAACCTTTTTAAAAACATCACAGACGCCGCAGAGGGCTTGGCATTTGATACAGATAGCCGCATTGTTTCGGTACATATTCACAAGCGTTATACAAACGGCGCACCGTTCGCTGTGCTGCGGCTTACAGAAGTCAACGAAGAAATAACAGTCCTACCATCTTTTATTAAATTACATACAAAAAGCAGAGGTTAAAACCTCTGCTTTTTTATTTACTGTAAATTGATTCGCCATATAGATTTATTAAATACTTCCGGCAGTATTCTTTTACATCATTGCACTTTTTACCATGGTGACGTTCTGTGTGGCAGTCCATGCATAGCAATACGCCGTATTCTATTTGGTCGCTTTTTATCCCGTTGTGTTCGTGATGAAACTTTTCGCCGGGGTCTACCCGATTACCGCAGTAAATACATTTATGCTGGTCGCGCTGGTGTATCCTTTCATTTAGCTTTGCTAACTTCTGCCCTTTAAGTCGTATGATTTTCGTTTTGGGTATCGGATTCATTATGTTTCCTTTCGTGTTATTCTATTTTTTTAGGTTTAATGGCAGTTATTTTCTTGTCTAATATTTCTGTCAGGCAATTTTCGCAAAGCATTTCTATGTACATATCATATTCTTCTATTGTCGTCGGAAAACATTCTTTACCGGTATATCCTCTATTGTTATATTAGTGTTTCCTTCCCATTGCCACGCATAAACTTCTGTTATCTCGTAGTATTTTTCGATTCCTGCCATTTTACATATCTCCCTGTTTTTCGATTTCATCTAATGTTTTTTGAATTTCTAAAAGCTCTTGATTTATTTTTGCATTTTGTCTTATTAAAGCTTCCTCGCTCAACAGCTCACTCATTTTTTCATTTATTTTTAAAACCAAATCAGTATCACTCATTTCGGAAGGTTTTAATATTGCTGCCATGGCAGTAAGTTGTATTCTTGTATCTATTTTATTAATTTTTATTTCTTTTTCCAATAGTTTTAATTTAAGTTCTTGTATTTTTATAATTCTGTTTAATTGCTTTTTGTGTAGCATAAACTCTACTTCTGAAACAAACATTTTCTTTATACCTCGTAATTTTCTTTTATTTTTTTTGACCTCTGAATTGAATTCTTCGACTAATACACTAGCCATAAGGTTTCCTCTAGCTACGCACCTGCAAAAACTTATAGGCTCTCCAAAAAATTTTCTGTGCTTGGCTCTTTCTTCTTCTGGTTGCGATTCTATAGCCTTTTGTAGATGTTTTGCAAAATCACTTACCGTTACATCCGTAACTTTTGGTAAGAAAATATCTACATTGATATCTTTACCTTTTTGGATATTCGTTAATATTGTTATCTTTTTCTTTAATGCGTCGTAAACATAAAGCTGTGCAGCTAACTTAATGATATCTCTAGCATTCATTTTATTTGCTTCCTAAATTTAAAAGTGGCGATATTACGCCCCCGCAACGATACAAAAACCTCTTTAAATATTTCTTTGTTCTTTAGTCGGTATTCATAGCCTACCGACAAGCGAATTGTGATATTGCGCCGATAATATCCCCGTCGAATGCGGTAAAGTTTAGTAAAAAATCGCCCGTATTCAATCATTTTATCACTGCTTCTAGTTGTAGTAATAAAATTTGTTCAATATCATAATCTGTTGCTTTTTCCATGCTCAAAAAGCCTGCAAGCAAAACACTGTGCAATTTCAAAAAGATTTCTTCTGCGTCGTCCGTTGTTCCTGTAGTCATAAAAGTACCCGTTTCACTCATAAATAAGCAGAGTTCATTTTTCATTAACGCTTCTTCTACTGTTTTTAGCATGTTTTCATCACTTACTTTCTTTTCCGTTACGTTTATATCTAGTTTGTTGTCCATTTTCTACCTCTTTCCGTCGCCATAATCTCCGCATGGGCGTTTTTTATTTGTTTTAGGTGCAATGTGTTGCGCTGGTTATTTAAAATCGTTCAAGGCTGCTCGTATCGTTTCATATAGTTAAATACTGACGTTTGTGGAAGTCCCACTGCGGCAGCAATCTTATGTGAGCTGACGCCGTTATTTTTCATTTCAAAAATTTGAGTATGAAACTTTTCCCAATCGTGCGGGCTGTTTGGGTGTGGTTTAAACGGTGGAATTGCTTTCACCATTTTCGGCGGCAGGGGAGGAGTTTCTTCCTTTTGGGGTTTAAACGGCAGGCTTGCAATGTTTATATAATGTTCCCCTCTAACGCATTCTTTTAGGTCTAAAAACGGACAGTAAACAGTATCATTATGGCGGCGCAGGCGGTAACATTTTAGGCAATCAATCATTTTTCTAAACTCTTTTCTTTAGCTTCTTTTACCGAATTGCAGTATTCATCAATTTTTTCTTTGCTCAAATGCCTATTACCATACTGCTTATATCCCTTGATTTTTTCCAGCACCTCGAAGGGGTCATAGTAATACCGTGTGCGTCGCCCTGTATGGAATTTAAATATATTTATGCAATCTTCCCGCAGTTCTTTAAGCAGTTTTCCATATTTCCAGCGTTCAATTGAGCAAGCTAAAATAATTCGTCCAACACGGTAGCCGCTTATAAATCCTTTTGCCTTTGCTGCTTCAATGCTGATATTCTGCATTATTCATTCTCCTCTTTATTGATTTTTTTCTTTAACGATATTGATATACTCCCTCCACTTACTCCCTGCGGTATTTGAAGTAGGGGATTCTAGGATACAAACGAGCCATGCCATTCCTGCAAGCAGGATATAGGTCTTACTGATTCTCTCCTACTGGATGATGTCCCACCCAGATATTATTTGCTACAAATATTTCAATCCTTCATTGAGGATATTTATTGCAGCGTTTCTATCACGCTGATGTACTGCTCCGCAGCTACATTGCCATTTTCTGATTCGCAGGTCTTTCAGCTGATGATTTTGCTGGCCACAGCATGAGCACAACTGACTTGATGGAAAAAATCTATCTATTTTGATGATGGTTGTTCCGGCTTTATATGCTACATATTCCAGCTTTTGCAAAAATTCTGCGAATCCAAGGTCAGATATTTTTCTGCCATACAGCTTCTGCATACCTTTTAGATTCAAATCCTCCATACATATGACGGCATACTCACCACAGAGCATAAGCCCTACCTATTCTCTCACTTATGTCCTGAATAGCCTGTGAACCAACCAACTTCCAATGAGTGTATTTTGAAAGTTTTTTCAGCTTTGCTAAATGCTTTGACAGCGAAAATGTCGTCAGGCTCTTCTTGAAAATCCTATAATATCGCCGATGCAGGGCTATACAGTGATTGTATATACTTCCAGCAATATCAATCTGTCTGTGCAGTTTCTTGTTTCTTTTTGAACTATATAGCTTGAATTTATATGTTTTCACTGTATCACCTCCACAGTCTAATCATAGCATATATACCATTTGTTCGCTATCAATTGCTTACGCAAATTCGGCGAACCGCCATTCATCTCCCACCTAAGAGGTAGGAGTCTTCTGGCTAAAAAGATAATATAAATCAAAATCAATACACAGTTGTTTTAAATTTTTTCTAGTTATAATTCTATCTTCTTTAATCATAGTATCGCTCCCTTTATTTTTTTATTTTTTCCTTACCTCTTGTCTATATTATAGCCCCCCTTTGTCCTGTTGTCAAGTATTTTTTTGGAAAAATCGCAAAATAAAAAAGCAGGGCATTTGCCCTGCTTTTTGGTATTACGATTTAAGTTTTTTCCGACGCCGCAAGCTTACTTCATAGTTGTGTTTACGGATTTCTGCCAAGTGATACTCTGACGGCTCGAAGTACTTACAACGCGCATTTCTTGCGGAACGTGGTAGATTGCACTTTAAATTTTTAGTGCAATTTAAGCAATTCTTCGTTACATTCCAGTAAGTCAAATCTTGCTTTGCTTTTTCCGCTTTCGCTTCTTCTTCTATACGCTTGTTGATTAGCTCGAACGCACTGCCTAAAGGATTATCTCTGCCCAGTAACCCCCCCATTTTATTCTCCGTCTTTTAATGTTGCTGTTTCTTGAGGAAGGCGCGCACTAATCAGCCCTGCAAGAATTTTTAATTCTTTATCTTCTAAGCTTTCAACCAATTTAACTAAATCCAATTTGTTATTTTCAAGCAAGCCTATAATATGCTGGTTAAGGCACTCTAATACATTGCTTTCACTGATTAAAAGTGAAGCGTCCTTGAATAAGTTAGCCGCTTTTTTTGCAGCTTCCGGGCTGGCTGTTAATTTTTCTGACCCATTCTTTAATACAAAACCATAGGCGGCGTCTACCGTCGCTTCTGTGTATCGCTTATGTTCAGCTATAGCGTTTTTTGTTGTTTCAAACTGCTTTTGCTGCTCAACGGTGATTTTTACATAATACGGCTTTAATTCTTTTTCGGGCTTTAAATTTAATGATTCTTCTGAAACTGTTGAATTTTTTTCTTTTAACGGTTTAATTTTGTCTGACATTTCGGCACTTCCTTTTTTTATTTTTTTATAATGCTATATGTTAAAGCGGCTGCCGCCACTACATATGCAGCATTTCGCTGCCTTTTAATGATTGCCAGTTTTTTCTTGCAGCTCTCTGAGTATGCTGTCAACAATTTGTTTGCTTCGTCTAATAGCTTCTCTGTCTGCTGTTTCTCGGCTGTTAAGCTCGTTAACTGCTGCGTTTTCGCTGTCAAGGATTCTGTTAAGTTCTTCGAGTTCTGCTCGGCTATCTCTAATTTGTTCTGTAACGCGGTTACTATCTCCGATGTTTGATTGTAGCGCGATAACAAGTCCTTGTAACTCTGCGATTTCTCGTTGCTGCTGTTCTCTAGCTGCGTTAATTCCTGCTGTAGCTGCTGCAAGTCGCTTGTCCATTTCGCCGCCTGCCCGGGCGTAATAGTAATAGGTTGCTCCTGCGCCCAGCACAAGCCCGGCACAGGCAGCAATAATAAGGCTAGTAATACTGCTTTTATTAAGTTCCACATATTTAACCCCCTTTTATTTTTTGGTAAATCCACCAAAATAAATACGTGATTACTATTCCAATTATACCAGTACCAAGACTTATTACCAGCCCTTTTAATCCATTTTCTAAAAACATTTTTACAACTCCACTTTGCAAATTTTGAAATACCTCGGATTTTCGCTTTCTTGTTCAGCTTTTTCGTTCCATAAATTCAATGTTTTTTGAGCTATAATAAGAATTGTTTCTAAATTTGATTCTGATGTCGTGCATTCTTCATTGTTTAAGAATGTTACTTTTCTGATGATACTTGGCGGCAATGTCACAAACACAGGGAATTTAGTTTTTTTCCCAACTTCGTGGATATAAATTTCAATTCTTTTATCATTTACTATAAAAATCATAAGCAGCCTATCCTCTCTGATTTTATTTTTTATTTTTTATTTTTGTTTTGTTTTCCCTTACCTCTTGTCTATATTATAGCCCCCCTTTGTCCTGTTGTCAAGTATTTTTTTGGAAAAATCGCAAAATAAAAAAGCAGGGCATTTGCCCTGCTTTTTG